CATTATCCAATCATGTCTAGTGGTGGTGTCTCATAACGACTTATCATTTCTTCTTCTAGTTTCTCTACCTTTGCTTTACCCTCATTGTATATAAACTCACCATTCATTGTAATTCCACCTGGCAACTGTGCTCCTTGAAACTTGATTAAGTTAGCACCCCACTGTCTCTGTATCAATGCAGATACATATCTCTTTAACCAAACATCATTGTATACATCTGTAAATTGTGTAGGATCTATTGCTCTATAACATTCTAGAACTATAAACTGATCTGCAGGAACGTCAGTTTTAAAATCTAAATCAAGATATAATCTATCACCACGCATTTGATATCTAATTTGTTTCTGTCCTTCTAACAGATAGTAGATATCTTCCAATCTTCTATTGACCATTTCATATGTAAGGATCTCTGTCTGTGTAAGATCCCAAAGGTCATTCAATCTCCACTGATACCTAACGTCAAATAAGTTTGTAACATTCTTAGATACAAAATCAAATACCTTAACCACAGTTGTCACATATGGTGGCATTTTGATATAGTTGTTCTGTTCTTTAAATGTAAGAGTCTGCCCAGAAGATGTTCCTTGAGAAACAGTAGTATCAGTATCTGTTGTCATATCATCTAACATCAACTGATCATACTTGACTTTTAGATGAGTTCTGATATAACCATCCATATGTCTCTCGTTATAAAACTGGATAGCATCATCCACTAGATCATCTATTTGATCATCCTCTATGTTTATTTCTAGGACTGGTGCACCGTTTTGACGTAATGCATAATCTATAAGTCCCTGTCTTGTTGCGGGTTTAGCCATGTTAAGTAGGATTGATGTTGAATCTAATTCTTACATAATATGTAGTATTTGAACTTAAGTTCACAGCATTAGGTAAGGTATAAGATAATAAGTTTGTTGAATTACCAAGTGATTGATGTACAATGGTTCCAAATGTATTTGCAGGAGCAAACTGCCAATCGCTAGATGAATGTGAGTATCCTGCTTTCATTGCAATTGCATCAACGTTAATTGTTGGATTAAATGCAGGAGTAATAGTTTGTATCTCTGGTTGATCAACTAAAGGTGTTGTAAAATTGACTGCAGAAGAATATGCACTTTCTAGACCAGGCGTTGCATTGTCTCTAAATTTAACTTGAACTGAATATGCAGTATCAAAATCAAGTGTTGCAGGGGGAACTGTAAATGATGTTAAACTACCAGTATCACCATTAGCAAATGTATTAACAGTATCATAAACAGTAACGTTATCACTTACTCTTCTTATTCTCCAAAAACTAGAGAAGTGTGTAGATCCCGCATATTCTGAAACGAATGCACTTGTAGTAATAACTGGTTGTCTAGAAAATGTTCTTGTTGTATCTGGGTCAATTGTTGGAGTTATTGTTGTTGGAGCTGATACAAATTCAGATTCATTGACAGTCAATGTTGCTGCAGTGGATGTAACTGTAGTTGCATTAGTATTTGTTAAAACGCAACGGAATTGCTCTGATGGAGTTGTTGGAAATGTGGTAGCGGGAGTCGTATATGTTGCTGAGTTTGCACCATTTATACTGCTCCATGCTGCTCCACCATTTGTTGATATTTGCCATTGATATGAAAGAACTCCACTTGTTATAGATGCAACAATATTAAATGTTCCAGTGCTTCCCTCAGTTACTGCAGTAGAATTTGGTTGAGTTCCAATTGATATAACACGTAAGACAGTAAGTTCACCGTAAGTTGAAGTTTCATCTGCTGCAGCACCTACGAGAGAAACAACAACTCTGTAACGATCTAAATTGTCATTAGCAAACACTAAAGTTGGTGTTGTATATGAAGCAGAATTTGCTCCTGCAACATTGGTATAGTTTGATCCACCATCATCAGATCTTTCCCATTGATATGTTGGAGTTCCACTACTTGTTGATACAGACACTGCGAATGTTGAGGTTTGTCCTTCGTTACCAGTTGCATTTGATGGTTGTGATGTTATTTGTAATGTTCTTAAAACAGTTACAGATCCTGCAATTGTCGTTGCGGGAGACGAAGCTCCTACAGCAGAAATAATACAACGATACTGATCTAGATGATCATCTGCATATGTTAATGCACCTGTTGTATAAGATGCAGAAGTTGCTCCACCGATTGTACTCCAACCGCTGCCACCATCATCAGACTTTTCCCACTGATATGTTACGCCAGGTGTATGTGATGATTGACCCTGTGCCTCTTCGTTACCACCTCCTCCACTAGGAGTATCAAACTGATCTACTTCAAATGATGATGATGCAGCGTTACCACCAATAGGTGACATTGTTACTCCACCAAGTGTTGTGAATGTTGCGGTCTGTCCCTCATCAACTGTAACTGAGGATGGTTGAGATGATACAACAACTGTTACAGTTTCTACTTGTAATGTAGCAGCATTAGATGGAGTTTGCGTTGCACCATTAGCTGAAAGCAAACAACGATATTGATATTCATCATAAGCTGAAGTTAATGTAGGAGTTGTGTAAGTTGATGTGGTTCCACCTGTTCCTTCAGATACATTAGACCATGTAGATCCACCAGTAATAGATACTTGCCATTGATATGTGATGTCTCCTCCATCATTATCAGATGTATTTGCAGCAACACCAAAGGATGATGTTCCACCCACTGCACCAGTTGTATTGGTTGGTTGTGATGTGATATTGATAGTTCTTTGAACAAAAAGTCTTACTGCGTTAGATGTAACTTCACTTGCTCCAGCTACATTTAATTTACATCTATAAAAATCACCATAGTCATCATCATAAGTTGTAGCAGCAGTTGTATACGTTGATGAATTAGCACCACTTATAGATGAGTAATTTGAACCATCACCATTCTCAGATTTTTCCCATTGATATGTGATGGCAGTGCTGTCTTTAGTAGATCCAACAGCAGTGAATGATCCTGCTGCAGGAGCAATGGGTGTAGAATTTACTGGTTGTGTGTCTACTGTAATAACTCTGAATACTGTTAGTGTAACTGCATTTGTAGTTGTTGTTTGAACAGCAGTGTTTGTATTTAATCTACAACGATACTGATGTCCATTGAATGAATATTGATCATCTACAGTTAAAGTACTTGTAGTCTCACCAGTATATCCTGCACCACTAACATTTGTAAAATTAGATCCACCGTCTGTAGATACTTCCCACTGATACGTAATCGTAGATCCATCGGAACTAATACCCGCTACAGGTCCGAAACTAGCATTTACACCAGCTCCTGCTTCTACAGTAGCGTCTGATGGTTGAGAAGTAACCGTAATTAAAACTCCAGTTCCTGTTGTTGTAAAAGAATATGATCTTGCTGCACCTGTTACATTCTCAGTAACTGTAAAATTAAATGTGGTATCAATATAATCCGAAGTCACAGTTCCAGATAATTGACCTGTGGATGTATTGAAAGTTAAACCAGAAGCACTTATAGAATCTCCACTTAATGTAAATGATTTATGTAATGTTTCTCCTGCAAAGGAAGTTCCATTTAAACCTAAATTTACATTAACACTAGCAGCATCGGCATATGTTGCTATAGTTCCAGAGGGAGTATTCCAAGTTGCAGTGGTGTCTATGTATGGATAGAATGCACCTGATTTATTAGTTAATGTGCTGCCAGTATCTGCATAATTAAAATCAACTCCAGAGTCTACAGGATAATATATTACACTAGATGATGTTCCATTTCCTTGTTGTACATCTGTTTGAGAAGTTAATGATGTAGATGTGGATACAACACCGTCAAGACTTTCATGAGTTCTTTCTTCCGATTTGATTAATGCTAGATAATTATTTGATCCACCACCAGTGGTGCTAGATGTAGCATTGTTTGGTGCTGTGAGTGTAATAGTATTGTTTACAGCACTCTCTGCTGATATGTTTAACCAACCAGATTGAGATAATGTAGATAAATTTATACCACCAACAACTACAGCACCACTACCGCCAGGTGCAGACTGAACTTCAATATTTCCTATCATACTACCATGCTGACCACATTGATAGTAATATGTTCCTGCTACAGATGGAGTCCAAGATACTGTTGCAGTTCCTACGGAACCTTGACCATTAGCAGTTGGGGTTGTTACGTTACTACCACCGCTTGATACTCTAATATAAAATGGATGATTAGATGGGACGTTAGATAAATTGAAATTAATTGTATCTCCAACATATACTGTGACTGTAGCGTGCGTTCCAGAAACAGATCCATTTCTATCTGAACCACTCAAGTTATAAAAGAAACCTGGTGCGGTTGTAGTTACATTATATGTTGTTGGTGTAGAAGATCCTGCTCCTGCTGTAGATCCAGTTGCTCTCAATTGAACTTTTTTCCCTACGTTTCCTAAAAAATGTGCAGAATCAGATGGGTTAAATTTAACCTCTACAAAAGCAGATCCTGATGTAGTTACATATGGATTGTCTAAAAGTTTTTTATCTACTATGCTGTTTATAGGATAGTTGTCATGAACTCCAGTTCTAATATCACCAGTTGTTCCCTTTGTTCTCGCAAATGCTTTTGCTAAACCACATAAGTTATTTGTGGTTAATGTGTATCCATTTTTACCACACCATGCTGCCATAATTCCCGCAACAATAGGACCTGAGAATGATGTGCCATCTTTAATTACGTAATTATTTACACTAGTGTATGGAGTGTTTGCAGTCCAATCATATGCAGGGGTAATAAGTTTTTCGCCAGGTGCAACTATAGTACAACCTGAACCATAGTTGGAGAAAAACGCCCATCTATCATTATAAGATGTAGCACCAACTGTAATTTTATTCTGGTTTGTATCTACGTTATTAATACCACCGCTAGTGTTGTCAGCGTATCCTGCTGTTCTTGCACCCGCTACACATTTAGTTTGCAAAGGTCCTGCGGTTACATCACTAGTATTTCTAAATCCATTACCCGCAGATCTAACAATAATAATATTTTTCTGTCCTGCTATTGTTCCTTCAATATCATCTAGCATTTCCTCATCAGTTCCTGAGTCATCTCCCGCATCGTTCAACTCAATATTAGGTGACCCCTGTGTGGGAATACCAGGTCCGAACGATCCATTGATAACAGCTGGACGATTATTGCCTTTATAATTTGCATCAGTGCTGTCATTATGATCTATAACTGCTTGATACGCTGATAATATACCAACATAAGATCCAGTTACACTACTATTAAATGCCTTTAATGAATATATTCTTGCATTTCTTGCTATGCCATTGGTTCTACCAGCTGCCAGAATAGCACAATGTGTACCATGCCCTTGATCATCTTCATTGTTAGTTCCATAAGTTCCTGCAAAATGACTCAACTGAAACACTCTGTAGTTTTGCTGTTCAGAGGTACCATTCAAATCAGTTGAGAAATCAGGATCATATAACTCAGGATGTAAAGCTGCGTTGTTACCTGTTGGTCTACTTGCACCACGAACACCAGTATCAATTACATATATGTCTACGCCATCTCCTGATCCATTTGCAGTTTGACTAAATTTTCTATTTAAAAATGATCTATTTTGTTTTGTAACCCTATCTAGATGCCAAAAATCAAAAATATTAATAGTTCCAAATTTGTCTGGGAGTGTTGAAGATCGTCCCATTCCAGAATGAGTTGCACAATAATAATATATGATAGATGGTGTAGATGCACCAACTGTCAATACTGTTTGTCCATCTGTGCCAGGTGTTCCTGTAACTGATACTCCTGCTGATAAATCTCCCGTTCCACCTGTGGTATGTGTTCCATCTTGAGTTTCGGAAAACCTAAAGGGATGTCCTGCATTTGATGAGTCACTTTGATCAAAGGTATAAGTTCCACCTTGATAAAATCCACCGTAATTATAACGTCTTGAGAATGATCCACTCTGCGTGTTTCCAAACACAAAGAAGTCACTACCTCCAATGTTTTGAACTTTTACATATATTGTTCCACTTCCAGTTGTTGTTATAGTTCTAGTATTACTTTCTGCTGTTGTCTCTCCTTCTGTATTCAATGTTGCCGAACCAGAAGTTTCTACAGTTAAAGATGGCTCTGTAGGCATAGGGTCGAGTTCATACACCAACCCATCCCATGTAGCATTTTTAACTATACTTAATGCTTTTAGTTGTTTTAGTAAATTACTTCCTTCGTTCTCAGGGCAATTAAAAGTAATTATTTGAAATGATCTAAATGATTCGACAAAGGATAAGAAACCATATAGTTTTAAGATTGATGCTTTAGCAGTATCTAAACTATAGTTATCGTTGATCCTTACTATTACCTTCTTCATCCTATGGTACAATAAGTCCTTCAGATCTATTTAGTCCAAATCCTACACACGAAAAAATACCCAAAAAATTTTTTTGGAATATTTGGAATCAAAAAGTCAATTTTGAATTATGAAGTTCCGTCGCCCGCCTTTGCTAATAGTTTCTGAATCTCTCCCTCAGCAATTTGTTTACCCATTCTTTCTACAGGTTTGCAAAATTTCAAGTCATGTTTTTCATCAAATACAAATTTAGTTCTAAGATGTGTTCTGTCTCTTTCTATGACTAAGTGATAAGAATGCCCATAAACATTAGAGGTAAAACCTATTGACAATATGGTTCTACCGTCGTAAAGTTCTCCCACTTTGTAGGGACATGTTTCTGCAGTTCCATTAAAGGGTACATGAAACTGCCTAGAATTTACATGCTCCTGTGCTCTAAGTTCACTTGACTTCTTCAGTGGCATCTGTTTCTGTTTCCTTGAGTGTCATGTTAAGTGCTTCTATTGCACCTTCCAATCTCAAAACTTGTTCATTACGAGTCTTGAGTTGTTTTTCCAATTCGACAATTGTTGCCTTTTGTTCTTTCAATTGGTCAGTAAATTCTTTGACCATTTGTGTAGCATCCATAGTTTAAAATGATAAGTGTATTATTTATCCTAGTTGAATAGGAGGTTGTTGGGGTTCACTCCCAACTATATGAGAGTATTGATACCATCCTGTTATTATATATTTTGTTTCTTTAGGTGCAACTTCTGACTTGTGAAAATGTGTCCACCCTGCAGGCCATATAAGCATTTTACCCGCTTCTGGTGCGATTCTCATATTCTGATATTTAAAAAGAGTGCCTCCTTTTTCCTCTATATCATTAAGATATATCATCCAAACAATCTGACGATATGAATTACTATCTGCTCCAGTCTCACAATGCCATGTAAAAAATCCTTTGCCAGGATCAAACCTTTGCATATTAAATCCTGCTTCTAAATCAAGATCAGCAATACCGTGAAGACCACATGGTTTTTGTGAAGCATCATCTATAAAACTGTAACGTTCTACATACTTTTTCATATTAACAGAAACTTGTTTGGTGATGATTTCAAGATCATCTTTCCAATCAGTTGCTAAAAACGATGGATCAAATTGTATTTCAGTATCGTCCTTTATTTTAGGTTGTATTAATTTTTGATGTAAATTATTATCTCCAACCACACCTTTACTGTGTTGTAA